ACAACATCCAAAACCTCTCCTCTTGTAGTGATTGGATTGCGTCATAGATCTCTCTGTTCCACGCGTTGTAATAAACTAGAATCTCTACAGTGAACCAAGAGATTCCTAAAAGCACAGACAACATTGTCCATGCATAGAAGGCATTAGCCCTCGTCCAGAAAAATGATTTTAACATAATGCTCCTTATTCTTTTCCTGCTAGAACGTTCTCACCAGAGAAGCCCCAGAAGTTTACATAATGAGTAGCCATTAACATAAGCTCTGGCAGTTGTTCCCAGTCCTTCACGTTAATCCAGTACATAGATGATGATGGGACCTGAAGAAACATTAGTCTCACCTTCTCGCTACTTAATCCTAAGTTTTTAAGCAAACCCATAAGTGCTGCAGAAGTTCTGTATGCATTAGCTTCTAGTGCCTGTCTTCCCATGCTATTTATATATTTCTCAGGAGTTCTTGGCGCATGAATGCCAAGCCATACATCTCCTATAAGATACCTCATATCACCAGCTAAGAATAATAGTGAGCATGAAGATGCACACATAACTCTCTTTTCATCAGGGTCTTTGTTAACTAGTCCGGGTTCGTATAATACCTTACCGTTTTCGTCAAGCACTCTTGATGCTCTAACTACTGTTATAACATTTCTTAGTTTCAGATGGGATGCTAGACAACCTCCTTCTACTAGGTCTCCACCGGGAGATTCTAATATAACTGCGAACGGCATATCCTTTGGAAGTTGTGGTACAATTTTCTTGCAGTCATCCTTCCTTACAGTGCCTGTCATACTGTATAGAGTCTCTGATAGTTGGGTAAACTTAAGGCCCTCTTTCTCTTCATACTCTACTATCTCCCATACTCTGTCAGGGATTCCTTTTGTATCCTCTTTTATATCGTAGTTCTTTTTAATTGTATGTAGTGCTGTGCCTCCTAAGGCTAAACTTACTCCGAATACAATTATAAGTAACCACTGTGTTTCTTTTAAAAACTCTTTAAACATGACGCTACTCCTTCTTTTGTTTATTCAACTTACGGATTGCTTGTTTATATATTTTGTTTGCACTTCTAAGGGCGCATGAAACCCTAATTGCTTTTGCAACCGGAGCCTTCCATATCTTCCTCATCAGGTTTACTTTCATTCCTTGTCTTCCTCTTCTATTAAGTCTACCATTTCACATACGTTACCTGTACAGGCCAACGTTTTCATTCCTTTGGTGTTATCTTCCAGCTCGTACTTACTAATCAAAGACCAGTCAACTGCCTTAGGCATTTTCTTTGCCCACTCCTTGTATACCTCTTTAGAGCAGTCCTCATAAGGTGCTTGTTGATAGGTATGATCTGAGTGTGGTAAGAAACTAACGCCTGACACTTCGTCGAAGTGTTCGTACACCCAAGCTCCTACGCCCATCCACTCGTGTTCTTTAACAGAGATGGTAACGCTTGGCTTGTGTTCACAGTAGTGACGTTGATATATTAACCATAGTTCTAGCTGTTCAATAGCTGTCTTATCGTCTCTTAGTACCGCACCTTTTGGTGCTGCAGTAGGGAACGTAAAGACCTTGACACTATCTGGCTTAGTTACATCAGGCTCACAAGGGACACCTTGATCTTCCATTAGCTGGGCGATAGGGTCTTTAGCGTCTGCTCTAACTCTACGCAGGTAGTAGTCGTTGTGTCTAGCGTGAATACCACTTGCTGAATCTACAAGCTGTGATACTGTTCCGCTTGGCTTGATGGCTGTCGTTGCTGTAGACTGTGAGATCCCCAACTTCTTAGCCCAATGTCTATTGACATCAATTACTGTGTGCTTAAGAGACTCCAAGAAATCTTCCAGTTCTTTTGATGGTGTGCTCATGAACTTGTTGTCCATGATTCCTGTTAGGCTTACACCTAGCAATGCTTCCTCTTGAGTATTGTCCAACCACTTTTTACGTAGCTTTCTGATATTGGTTAAGGATGCTTGAAAGGTTCCTAAGATTGTAGCTGCTCGAATCTTTTCCATGATATCGTGAGGCTTATCATCAGCTCTGACTACAACCTCTGTTAGGTTACAGAACTGACCGTCTCTTAGGATGATCTCAGAGCAGGGGTTACAACCGAACTGATGTCCAGTATCTCTGCGTCCAATAGATCCAACCTGTCTTATGGCTGCGTCTCTATTAAAGATGCCACGCTCACCAGACTTAGACTCATACAGTGCAAGCCACTCTGACATAAAGATACCAATGTCTGGTTTCTCTGTGTAACATACCGAGTTGTTGGCTAGTGCCATCTCAGGTGTATCGGCCCACCATTGACCAGACTTAGCGTGTCTCATTCTGTCATCAGTAAGGTTCGACAAAGAGATAAGGGCTGACCTACGTACACCACCTACCACTACAATCTCTGCAATCTTGCACATCATGCGGTGACATTCATAAGAGGTTAAGGGTCTGCCTTGAGCGTTCTTAAACATGTTGACTGAGAACTTAAAAAGGTCTTCTAAAGGCTCAGGTCCACTAGCTCTGCCACCAAAGGTTTCTAATCTAGCACCCTTCAGTCTTACTCTAGTCATATCCCATACAGGGGCTTCTCCGTTATATAGGTAGCTAATCAATCTGCGGAATGCAGACTGCCAACCTTCCTTGCTGTCTGTTACCACGATGGTATCTTCAATATCCACAATGCATTCAGGTATCTCAGGTAGTTTACTTATGTGTTGTCGTTCAACACTAAAACCAACTCCGGTGCCATGCATAAGAATGTAAAGACATTCATCGAAAGCTTTCGGATGATCAACACTTAGGTAAGCACAGTTGTAACCAGCGATGTGGTTCTTCTCTAGTGCTGGGCCAGCTGTCATCAGCGCTCTCATTGAGGGCATGATCTTTAGCTCTGCTATGTCCTTTGTTAGTTCATCACGAACAGGCTTAGTTAGTTTGTACTTTGTGTTTTCTTTTAGATGTTTATCCATGAAGTCAAAGTATCGTGAGATAGTTTCGTCCCATGTTTCTCTTCTATTCTTTTCTGGTAGCCATCGTGCGTACCTTGATAGTGCTATAAAGTTTTGATAGTCTGTTGGTAGTTTATTTGTTGTCATTTTCTTCTCTTTTATTTTCAAATGGACCACCCTTTCGGTGCAGTCCGTGTTCTTCAAAGCTAAACCATGAAGTGTCTATCTTGCTTAACTTTATGGCTAACCTCATATCATGTGAGGGGTTTTTATATCCTCCGTTCACTTCATATAAGGTTGCCTCAGCCCTCTTCTTCTTCGCCATTGTGTTTCCTCATATATTTAATAAGTCCTTCTGCTACTTGAACATCGCTCTTAAGGAACCCTTCAGCTGAGTTGCACCAATTGCAAAGCAGCCCTCTAATCTTACCGGTACTGTGACAGTGATCAACACACAGTGTGTGGTCTTCATCAAGCCCGTAATCACAGGCCTCATTTGCACAAACACCTCCTTGTTCCTCAAGTCTTTGGTCGTACTCTTCCTTGGTCATGCCGTATGTATTAAGTAGGTAGTAGTCTGGATTGTCTTTACGAAACTTCTTACTCCTATCTCTATGACAACCTTTGCACTCCTTGAACTTTCCAAACTTAGAGTTTTGTTTGTAAAATTCTTCGGAAGGTTTGACCTTAAAACATGTCTTGCATTTTATCCATTGTAAGGTAGACATTTACATTCTCCGTATTATTCTTTGTGTATTTTTATTTCTATATCCTCTTCTCCATCCTCGTTAAGGATTATTTTGTATGTTAATGTTCCACTGTAGTGCATGACAATTGCATCTGCCACTCCTTCAGAGTATTGATCTGATCCGTACTTCTTAGCTGAGTAGAATATTCCTATTGCCACAGCACCCCATAGTAGTACATACAACATACCCATATCTAAATACATAATTACTCCCAGTTATCTATAATAATATCGTCGGCAATCTCTTTTATAAATATCTCTGTGCTACCCTCAAGTGCCCATATCTTTCTCGATGATTGCTTTACTATTTGACAGTCGTCCTTGAACGCGACCCCTGTTAGAGAATCCAAGATGGCTTTCTCATAATTATCAAGGTCTGCATTATTGTCACAATACCTTCCTAGGTGCGAGCTCTTTTTCTTTGCAGGCCATGACTTAGCCATGGGCACAAAGAAGGTCATGTCGGCAAATAAGAGACCCTGAAGGTACCTTGGAACCTGTTCTTGTGTCAGCTCCTTCATTGCATCTTTGTAGTTCTTATATTTCTTGCCATAGTATGTTCCCCACCTCGTAACACGTGGTCTTGAGGCGGGTACTGGGTCTATCTTAAATTGTAGATCCAGCATATTCATTTAGGTCACCCTTAGGTAATGCTTTACAGTAGGCTCTCCTCGATACTCTTCAAGGTTGACATTGGTAAGCTCTCTGATCTTAGAATAGTTAACCCTACCCTTAGCTTCCGAGTGTTTGAGTTGAACTCCACCGCCAATACATGATTGCCCTTTAGATATATTAATAAGATCTTCTCTTAAGAGTTTCTCTGTTGAGGCGAGCCCGTCAAGCTCTGACTTAACCTCTCTCCACTGTCTTGCTTTGACAAGCCAAGCTTCATCATCAACCGCAAGGACATCTTCTTTAAGAGCTTTTGGTGGTTGTTGAGCCCAGTACTTTGTCCAAGCCCCTGTGATTGAGTCTTGTGCCTTCTTGTCAGCCTTGACCACTTGAAGTAGTCCTGATGTATTCTTAACATCGTAAACCCAGAAGTAAAGTTTGGTTGCCCCAGCTACTAGCATCTGTTGTTGACACTGAAGCCAGTACTGCTCAGGCATTCTACCTGTCTCTGACACCTCTATCCATAGGTCTGAGGTTACACCTTTTAGTGGACACTTGATCTCTAAGATGGTGTTGTCATCTTTTCTCCAGCCATCTAGTGAAGCACCCATAGGGACACTCTCGTCTTCAGTTAGGATTACTACTGGCTCCCATTGGGCACCCATTTCATCCTCAAACATTTCACGAGCCTCATCCTCATACTTGTTACCATGCTCCATGGCAAAGTTTGTTTCGATCTTTATCTCACCAGTCTTAATCTTGTATAACCCCAGTGGTGTCTTTGGTTCCCACTTGGATACACCTAATAGCGCTCCAACTTCTGATGCCATTCCGCATTTACTACGAACGTCTAGCCATTCTTGAGATCCTTGAGGTAAGTCTTTGTCTTTAATTATTTTCATATTGATTCCTAATCTAAGTTGTTTAAGTAGTCCAGCCAATCCTCTCCAATTACTGGAGGGATAAGTATGTTTACTTTTATATCTTTAGCAGCAAGCCTCTCAGCCAGCTGATAAGCAGACTTCTGTCCAACGAAAGACGCATCGTTATCTGCATAAATATCTACAGCAGTTACGTCCTCTGGTGGCTCGAAGGTTGCCATACAGTGTGCGTTCATAACACTAAAGGCAGGTAGCTCAGATACTTTACTTGCAGCTAGTGCAGTCTCAATACCTTCGGCTAAACATATGTGCCCTTCATGGTCGTGAAGTCTAATTGCAGCACCAGTGATGGTGCCCTTTGGTGGCATAATCTTTCTGCTTGTCATGCCTTTAAGCTTCTCCCCGTTATGTGTGTACGTTATGTGGTACGACACACCCGCACCCTTGGCATCTTGAATCAGTCCAAGCATTGAAGGGAATGGTCCTAGTTTTACACCCTCTTCCCATGTGTATAACTGAGCCTCCTTTAAGGTGTCTGGGTAGTTTTCAATCCCACGATTCCTTAAGTAGTCAGCGACACTACCATTAAAGTTAACAGGCGTACTCATACGAGCTACCTTCTTAAGCGCAAGGGTTGGGTCTTTCTTTGGCTTGCTAACTTGTACTGTTGTGTGATCGATGATAGGTCTAATAGAATCTAAGCAGTCTACAAAGCTCCATCCTTTTACCTTTTGTAATAGTTCAAAGCCATCGCCAGCACCACATGTATTACAGTAGTACGTTCCTCTGCCGTCCTTATCATCAAATCTAAATCTGTCTGTACCTTCTTCACATATTGGGCAAGGCCCATGCCTGTTCTGCAGATACTCTCTGTCGATACCGAGTGCTGTTAGCACACCGTACCATTTACCAGTAACATCTAAATGGTTACTCATCACTACCTCCGTTTATTATTATTTTTTAATGGTGAACGATTCGCCGCATCCACATTCGGCTTCAGCATTAGGGTTGTTAAATCTAAAACCTTCGTTTAAACCTTCTGTCTGGTAGTCCACCTTAGTACCATCAATATAAATTAAGCTTTTTTTATCAACAATAATCTGTATATCTTTTTGTTTAAATATATTGTCGTCTTCGTTAATACTGTCAGCAAACTCTATGTGATATCCTAAACCAGAACATCCGTAAGTTTTTACTAACAGTCTTATTCCTATTCCAGATCCACGATTGGATAGGTAATCCTTCATTCGCTTTGCAGCTTTACTTGTTAGTGTTATCATTTTCTTTTACCTTTCTTACTCATTGCTGCTTTTATTTGTAAGTGCTTGATGTAGTTCCTACATTCCTTGCTGGGCTTTGTTGCTTCTGCATTAGAATAGTTCGGTAACTCTTTGAACCTATTCTTATATGTATGAAACGCCCATCCGGTACTGTATCCTCTCATAGCACAGTAGCCTAGAAGCATGGAGTAGAACTCCTCTCTAAACTCTGGTGCATATGTTAACTTCTTCTTGACAGTTCTGGAGGCCTTGTCGACCCACCCTAG